TACTCCATTGGGGAGTGATATAGAAAAGGAATAAAAATGGATATAAGTGATTTAATACCCCGCACAAGTCAAAATGTAGAAGTGCGCTACATCCCTGAAGAAGAATGGTATCGCTTGACTGACGAACGCAATGAAGATGGTTATGGCGTTTTTCGTGATGGCATATTAATTTTTTCTAACCACGATCCTATTGAAGCAAGCTACGAATTTGACGAGGTAACACATGAACATTCCATATAACAACGGCAAGGTTGAAATTGGCAAGTATTACCAAAAACCATATTATGTAGAGCAAGATGAAGATATGCTTGCCATTCAGGGCTGGCTTATAGGCGATCCAGCAGCAGCAAGGCGTAAGTATTGGGCCAACTTTGCCTATATTTGCGTTTTGGCTTTAATGGTTTTGTTAATGATTGTCAGCTAATGCTTGCAGACGATAAAAAACAACGCTTGATGGATATTGTTGCCAGCGATCCTGACAACTACAGGCTTGGTTTTGACGAATGGATGCCTAAAAATTGGCACATTATTGTGGCTTTTTTCCATGAAGCAAATCGGGTTTGGGGGTCAGGTCGCAGACACCATTCAGCACGGGATTTATGCGCTTATTTAAGGCATGAATCGGCTATATCAGAAGCGCAAAACAAAAGCCAAATGAATCCTAAACCATTCAAGATCAGCAACAATGTATCGCCTTACCTTGCTAGGCTTTATATTGCGGTATTTCCTGAACGGGATTGCTTGTTTGAGTTAAAAGAATTAACCGCTGATAGCGTTTAAAACCATAGAAATCTTGGCTTTGCGATCATCAATACCAATGCTGCCACCATTGATGCGTTTAGTCAGGGTTTCTATGTCCATAGCATCAGCCAAAGCATTTAACCCCCGTTTATTCCAAAACCAGCCAGCAGAAAGAGCCGCATAGCGGGGTTCTTCTACGAGTTGGGGGTTAGCTATCAAGTCCTCACCAATCGCTTCTCCCAACGCCCTATAGTTGTCTTTGCCAGTCAATTGAATCAATCCCCTGCCAATAAACTTAGCACCGTCACCATCTTCGGTATTGCCCATCCTGCCGCCATAAACTTTGTTAGCGATCATTTCAGGCTGCCGAGCGTATTTTTCTGCAACATCAGCATCAGGAAAGCGGCTGGGCCATGTATTCATTAAGGCTCTAGCTGAATAGTTCAGGTTCTCTTTTAAGTGTTTAAACCCGCCTGATTCGTGCATACATTGACCAATAAAACAGGCTTGCCGCTTGGGGGTGTTTATTTGGTACTTTTCAAAAGTTTCTTGCAATGGCTCAAACCACTTGCCTTCAATGCCTAAAGCCAATAATTGCGCTTCAATCATTTTTTTAAGTTAGCCATAATACGAGTGCCAAACAAGAATCCAAACGCAATATTAGCGGCTTCTATGCCAATGCGTTGAATTTCAGGGGCTATTGGCAAAAACAATGTGCCTATGCCAACAACAATTACAAACAATGCGCCTAAATAGCGACTAGATGCCCTTAAATCGACTACCCATTGGCTAGGTTTGCCGTAAGGGTTATCTAACTGGGCAATGGCTTGTAGCTTGTTTATTTCGTTTTGGTCTAGCTTAATTTGCTCATCAACAGAAATAGGCTTTACACCACCCGTAAACATACCTATAAGGCTTTTAATTCCGTCAATGCCTACAGGGACTAAAGCACCAATAATAGTTTCAAGGATCATTTTTTAATAAAGAAAAAGTCAGTAAGAATTGAAATAGCACCGCCAACAACAGAAGCAACGCCCATCAACGCCCAAAGACTGCCTTTAGACCGTTCAGCCATAAGAACTAACTTTTTAAGGTCGGATTCCATGTCATCAATTTTTTTTTCCATTGATGCAAATTTGTTTTCGTAATTTTCTATTTTGTTCCACAAAACTCCGTAACGAACAAGGTCAATTGGGCCTTTATCTTCCATTACGAACTCCATTGTGCAGTCGGAGCAGTAGGCCATACAGGGTCAGCAACAGGATTGACTGCAAGCTGGCGCAACTGGTTACGATAAGCAACAAAAGCTGCTTGGTTCATTAAATAAGGGTTAGAAGTAGCAGGATTAGCTACATCAGGAATGGTTGTCCAATCTGTGCCATAAAGCAATGAACTAGCTTGCTCTTTACAAGCTGCCAATGGTTGATTTGCAATTAAAGAATTAATTTCAGCATCACAAGCCTCTTTGGTTGGCTTGGCAATATCGTCTGAATACCAAATTAAAGTATCGTAATCATTGTTATTGGTCATCGACCATTGCGCTGTAGGCGTTAATACATATAGCGCATTAGGATAGTTAATTGTATTTACTGGGTTTGTCATGCTGTAATCTCCAACAAAGTAACTGTACCGTTAGCAGTAGCGTTATAAACGCAAGCACCGCCACCATCAACACGGATGTACGGCTGATAGCTAACTGCGCTTGTCGTTGCTGGACTGTCTAAAAACATAATTGCGCCAAAAGCAAAAATACTAGCACCTGAAGCACCGTTCACATTGGCGTTGACCATAATCCAGTCACCCGATTGTGCGTTCACATTGTTACGGTACAAAGCCATGTAAGAGTTAGCTGAGTTTGTAAACACATTGGTTTGCCAAAACATAGCGTTTACTAAAACCAATATTTTGCTAGTAGAAGAAGTTGGAGTAATTGTTGCTGTGTGTCCTGTGGCTACATAACCAGTAGAGCTTGTAGAAGCAGAAGTACCGCTTGCTCTAACTGTCTGCACAATACGACCTGCTCCACCAGCTACAGCTAATAATTGACTGTAATTAACCGCATCTCCGCTATTCGTGCCGTTTGCAATGTTAATAATCTTGTTATTGCCTAGATCAAGCTGACCAGCCATTGTGGTCTGACCGTCTGCCGCTACTGAATCTGTTAAAGCAGAAGCAATATCACTCAATGTGCTGTTTGCCCATGTTGAGGATATAGTTGTACCAGTTACAACAGGGTTACCTGCTGGTAGGGTATATGTACCCGATCCGTTTCTGCTCATGGTTTATTTCCTTTTCTTAACTCATCTGCTATTTTTTCAGGCGAATAATTAATAGATTCTTGTACTTGTTTAGTTAGTTTTTTCTTTTCTAAGGCTTCTGATCCTACTTCAACCATTGGGCCAACTAACGGAATTCTGTTAATTAGTTTGTTTAACACTTTATCCATTGCACTAGCAGTATTAGATTGATTAATGCCTTTTACTGGCGAATTAATTGTAATGGCAGTATCTCTTAAGTTTCTAATTTCTTGTGCGCCTGACTTACCAAACATATAGTCTAATTTGCCTGATTTATCCAAATTTTTAACAATCGTGTCAAATTGTTTAGGATTAAAATTACGCTGCCCTAAAGAATCTGTTTCAATGTTTTTGGTAATAGCATTTCTAATGTTTTCAATGGTTTGGCCTTGCAGTTCTCTAAAAGCCTGTTGTCCATTAGGTGTCTTTTTAAGAGTTCTTCCTAATGCCTTTAAGCTATCTAAATCAGATTGCATTACTGAATGGTCAAACACTTTTTCCAAAGCTACAACTCTGTCATTAGAATTTGGCTTTTTGCTTAATAAATCATTAATTAAACCAATGTTTTCAAATTCATTAGCAAATTTAGTTCTTAATCTTCTAGCTTCTTTAAATAAATCGCCACCAGCGTTTTCTGTAGCAACATCAATCATTTTTTTAATGTCACCACCAAACGCCATATTGCTAGGAGTATCGCCTGACAGTCTATTAACCATTTTGCGTACTTCTTCTATTTCATTTAAAGTCATTTCACCATCTTTGGCTAATTGACCTAATTTAATTTTGGCACTATTTATAACTGGGGCATTGACCGCTTCTGCTTCCATAGTGTCAAGCTGGTCAATAATGCCCTGAACATTGACTTTTTGTTGACCTTCTTCCGATGCTCTAGCAACTTTGTAAGCACTTTTAAAATTATTTTTTGATTCATTAGCAGTTTCTCTCAATGCAGTATCAACTGCTTCGCCAGTAGGTCGCATATAGAACTCATTGGCTACCCTAGCACCTGTAGCATCTACATAAGCATCTAAGTTTTGACCAATTTTAGTGTTTCTTAATTCTTGGGCTGCAATTAATGGTCTGCCTATATCTTCAGGATAGGTTTTCATTATTTCAGCTTCAAATTGTTGATCTGCAAGGTTTCTTGTAGCTTGACCTTTGCTTATATCAATAGGAACACGCAACTGTCTAGCCATTTCTACTCTTTGTGCTGCTAAAGGAACTTCTGCTGAACCTACGCCTGACATAGTGGATGCGGGAGCAGGTGCAGGTTGACGCAAAGCCTGTGCAATGCGTGGCCCAGCTTCTTGTACTGTTTGTGCTGCTTGGCGTACCTGAGTAGGTGTACCGCCAGCTGCTCTAGCATAACTAGGAAGCATACCAACGCTAGGAATAACAGGGGGCAATTTACTAGCTTCAAACACATTACCCATGCTTTGCAATATATCTTGACTTACAGGGCTAGTAGGTTGATAAGTAAACCGTTGTGCTAATTCAGGGCGGTCTACACGCTTACTAGTGCCTTGCTGGATATTTTCTATTGCACCTGCACCAATTCCTATAAACGGGGCTACAGCACCAGTAACAATGGTTGCTGGAACTTCATATAAAGCCTTTACCCGATCCATCATCGTACGGGGCGGTTCTTGAACTACAGGTGGATTTGGTACTTCGCCAACTAGCGTAGGAACATCGCTTGTAATGATGTTTCCTTGATCCATAACAAATCCAGCGGGTAAACCGCCTTTTTGTTCAAGTACAAATCCTTTTGGGAGTGCCATTACTTATTCCCCGCTGGTTTCCAGTTAATACCACCATCTGTAGATACAATGCGCTGACCCGTTTGTGGATTAGTAGCGTACTGCGGTGCGCCAACAGATACTTTGCCAGCCGATCTAGCCGATTCAGTTCTAGCTTCGCCTTTAGTTTTAGTGCTGATGCTGTCCCAATCGCCTTCAGGATAATATTTTTTCTGCAAATCAATCATTTGATTAATTGTGGCTAAACGAGAAGCAACAGGAATATTTGGGTTTCCTAAATCGCCAGCAAGTTTTTGGTACAAAATAACATCCATTACACCTTGTGGGCCTTCAAAGCGTGGTTGTTTCATAGTTAAAGCACCTGACAACAGGTTTAATTGTGCATCTGCTTTTGATGCTTCACCACCGCCACCAAAAAACTCTCTAGTGCCAGTAACAATATTAGACAATCTGCCTGAACTTGGTGCTTCTGAACTTAACAAAGTTGATGCTGATTTCATCAAATCAAAACTATCTTTAGCGTTTCGTTGATTTTTTGCTAATTCATCGCTAAATTTTGCTGCCGCTTCTTGATTTGCTTTTGGTGATAAAGAAGGATTGTATTGATATTGTGGTTGCACGGCAGGTGCAAATTTATCTTGTTTTGCAGGTGCAGCGTTTATTGGCATACTACCAGCAACAGGAACATTGCCAATTGGTGCGCCCATTGGTGCGCCAGCAGGTGCATTGACCATTGGTGCGCCCGTAGGCATTCCACCACCGCCAGCAGTCATACCTGTATTGTAGAAAAGGTTTGCACTTGAAATTGCTTGATCGCCAGCCCGTAATTTTAAACTTGCTCTTTCGTATGCAGACATTTCAGGTTTAACACCGCCAACTTGGAACGAACCAATTGGATCAGGTGAATTAACATCAATAACGCCTTCACGGGTTTTGCCTGACTTTTCATCAGTAAAGCTGGCTTTTTCCCATTTTGGCCCTTGCGTAAGATTTTTCATACCAACAGCTTGTAATGCAGGGTTATATGCGGTTGCAGCAAACAAATTAGCAGCTTGACGATCAGGTACATTTTGTGTCATCAATGGTGCGCCTGTTGGCGTTGGGCCAGCCAATTCAGTTTGTGCAGGATTCATCAAGTTTTGATATTGGCTTAATTCATCACCGTAACGCTTACGCAAGGCAGAAGCTAACTCTAAGGCTTGTTTATCGCCTTGTTCAGCCAAGCGTGTACCAGCGTACATTTGCGCTAATGGGGTTATGTTTTGGAAAAAACTAGGCGCAACAAAACGCCCACTAACCATTTGGCCTTGTGGCATTTGTTGACCTTGTTGCATCAAAGCCTGTGCCATTTGTTGCTGACGGTTTAGCTGTTGTTGTTGTGTAAACAATTCGGGCGGTAATGTTCCAGCGAGATTGATAGCCATATTAATATCCTGCTTGTTCGTATGCTGAATCTGTGTAATTAGGCATAGGCTGGCTGTAATCTGTTACAGGCGCAAGTTTAGTTGGGTCTTTTTTACGCAACATTGCTGCCATAGCCATTGGGTTCATACCGCCTTGACTTGTTAGCCCAGCAGCCTGTGATAGCCCTTGACCTTGCTGCATTGCCATATTTTGATTGGCTTGTTGAGCTGCCATATTTTGAAATACAGGGCTTAAACCGCCAATGTCTTGTTGGGGTTGTTGCATGATATAAGGGTTATATATATTCATAATATTCCTTTATCTACGGCCCATTAAACCAGCACCAGCAAGACCAAATAAACCTTGATTCAGGTTGGATTGAGCAGCTTGCCTTGCATTAAAGTCACCCATTTGGGCGTTGTAACCCATTTGACCAGCACCTAAAAGATCAGCACCGCCTGTAGTAGCTTGATTTGCAGAATTAACAAATTGCGGCCCTTGTACTTGTGCGCCAGTACGGACTGCCGACAATGTATTTAAAGGTTCATTACGCAAATAGGCTTGCTCTGCTAATGCTTGTTGACGGGCTTGCTGACCAACGCCAAAACCTTGTGTAGTTGCGCCTAAAAGCAGGTCATTTTCACGCTGGGCTTGAATTTGCATAGCCCGTTTATAGGCTTCTGAACCAATATCAATACCTTGATTGGCTAAACGCTGCTGTAACTGCTCTTGACCCTGCTGAATTTGCGGGGCAAGGCGTTGCATATACGCTTCTTGGTAGGTTTGGCTAGGGTTAAAGCCAGTAGAAGGTAATCTGCTTGTATCAAAAGGCGTAGCAAGCATATTTTCAACATAGCCAAGACCTTTACCTGCAAGCCTTCCTAAACCAATACTTGCTTCATTTTGATAATCAAGTAATTGTTGTTGTGCAGGGCTTAAAGTCTGTGTAGCAGTCCAAGTTGGATTTCCTTGGGAATCTGTACCAGTTTGAGTGTAATTAAGATTGCCGTAAGGAGTAACTTGGTTTACACGGTTAGCTGCCGTAGCTGCTTGTGCTGCCGCTAAGTTACTTGCAGCCGTATCTTTTGCAAGTTGACTGTAATCAGGCGCAGCAGGTGCTCTTGGCGCAGGCCCTAATCCTAAAAATCCACCACCACCCATGTCATTCTCCCTTATTAAGAGAGGATCGGATGTTAAGCCACCGACAATCCTCTTTACGCATAGCCATAATTACTAAATCCCCATCCATATGAGCATCAGGTATTTCGGCTACCACTTTAAAACCAAGGTGTCGGTTTAATCTAAGTGCATCTTCGTTATTTGCACAAATTTGACCTAGTATAACCTTAACGCCTAATCTATTAAAGGGGTAATCAAACGCTGCCCACAATAAATCCCTGCTCATCCAATTCACATCGCTTACTGCCGCAATGTGCATTTGACAGGCATTTGGCATAAAACTGCAATAACCTACAACCGCTGCCAAATTACCGTCTACTTCCTGCCCTATACATACCGTTTCTATCGGTAATGGGTGGTTCATCATTCGAACCAGCCAATCACCCATGTATTTCTGATCTTTAGTAGTAACAAGCCTCACAAAATACCGCCACGCTCCATTACATAGTCCGTACTTGCCCAGCGCAATTCAATACCTTGCGATGCAACATTTAAGTTAACTGAGCCAGCGTAGCCTAAACCGCTAACGCTTTGCCATACTTTATTGATTATAAGACCGCCACCCCATTGTTCTTCATCCCATAAACTGCCATCCCAATCGCCCACAATGATTGAAGTTGGATTGAAGGTAACAGCACCTAATTGATCTACGGTGTCAAAATCAACGCTAATACCGCATAAAACGCTTGGAGTACCGTTGGCAGTCTGCAAGATTGGGCGAACCATTGTAAAGCGTTTTAGTGTGCCTACGCTGTCAAAATAGTTATAAGCCTGTTGTGCGGTAGCTGCAATATTTACGCCATTGTCCGATAAATTATCGTAAAAACGGGCTACATAGCCTTGACCGCCAAAATACATATCCTCAACGCTTGTTTCCCAGCATTTTGCATCTATGTTTGTAAAACGCCCCCAAGACTTAGTAATGGTGTGCATTACATACTGTTCTGAGCCTTCTGAAACAGGCACATTTACTATTAGCATATTGTGTTTGGCTAAAAAATTAATCTGCCAACCAAAATTATTGCTATAAAAATCAGTAGCTTGCGAGATTGCGTAAAAAATCTTATCCGTAATGTTTACACGGGGATCAAGGCGGGTAGATTGTAAGCCTGCCGATAATGGCACTAAACCGCCTTCTGTCAGTACAAGCAGATCGCCACCGTACTTAAAAAAGCATTTACGGTTAAATGTTTGACCGATATTCCAAATACCGACTAATGACCAATTTTCAGGATCGGAAGGGTCTGAACCCTTGTAAACCGCTAATTCACCATTGGAAGTAGCAAACGCCGCTAGATCATCAACGCCATAACCAGCATCAATAGTCCATGTACCCATAGCCTGTAAATAGCCACCCCTTTTAAATATGCCGCCTAGAGGAAACTCAAGTGCTGCACCGCTTATGGTGTCAACAGGCAAATACCAAAAACTAAGGCTATTTTTTTGTACAAAATAAACCCGTTCTTTAAATAGGTTTACATCTACAAACAGGTTTGAGTTAATGCCCGTTATACCTGCTACGGTGTATGAACCAACAGGTGAAGCATTGGCTAAACCCGTAGTGGCTAGGGTGTAAGTAAATGTGGTTGTGTTGGTGACGGTAATAACATATTCACCGTTATAACCTGATGGGGTAGCACCTGAAATAACAACTTTGTTACCAGTAACTAGGTTATGAGCCGCAGTAGTAACCAAAGTTGCTGTATTGCCACTTGCATTAGTTATGCTAGATATTGCGGCAGCAGTCGATGTATTTGCTAATTTGTACCACTTTGACCCGTCATATTGCAAAACTGGATCAACGCCATTACAAGCTATTAAAAAATTACCGCCAGCCGTACTAGCGTTTATATGCTGAAATTGTGCGTTTGATAAGCCAGTAAATGCGCTGGTGGCAGTAGCCGTAGTCACATCGTATATAGCTGATCCTGCTGCGCCAAACAATTTGGAAACAGTAGGGCCTGAAAAATTCATTAAACTTTCTACATAATTGTTAATTCCAATGGTATATGTGCCTACGGTAGAAGCATTACCTGACGGAACAGCGTTCATTATGTAAGTAAAAGTTGTTGCATTTACTACTGAAATAGCATAAACGCCATTAAATTGAGTTGGATTACATCCAGTAACAGAAATTTGTTTGCCTGAAGTTAGCCCATGCGCTGTAGCAGTAACTACGGTGGCAAGCAGATTGTTTGCCCCGCCCCTTGTAATGCTTGACATGGTAACTACGCCCGTGCTGGTTGTAATTAACGATACCTGTGTGTAACCGCTTCTAAGGGTTACATCGGTTGGGGTAGGAAAAAAATTAATTAATTGGACTGCATCCAGCGGTGACATTGCAGCCAATGAATCCCGTGCGTTCCACCCGCCAATAGGCGCAGGTAAAGAAGCTGTCGTTGCCCTTCTTTGTTGAGCGACTGCCATAATTATGATCCGTAGCCAGTATCGGGGATGTTTGCCCAGCCAATAAGCACAGCACTTGGGCTAGGTGCGAATGATAGGGTAGCAGAGCCTTTGTCGTTTGCTTTGGCAACGCTTAAATAACGCTGATAATCTTGTTGCAATGCAGTAGTATCAAACGACTTAATTTGGAAATACTTAAGTTTTGTAGCCAAAACAATAATGGTGTCATCCAATACTGTTGTATCGGTATCGGCTGTAAAGCTGTTTTTTACTTGATTGGTTGCGCTTCTAGCCCAGCCTTTAGAACGGTACTCAAAACCTAAATACTCTTGGGTATTGTAAGGCGGCCAAATTTGAAATTGGTTGCCTAGAATACGCCAACGAACCCTTGGGCCTGTCGAAATATAGCCTGATTTAAGCCATTGCCATTGCTGGGCATCGACTGGGCCAAGCATTTGCCAATGTTTTGTCTTATCCCAATGGGTATTATCTGTAATGGTTTCGTAGTCAGGTGGCAGGGGATAGATGGTTTTACTGAAGGTAACAGTACCGCCAACGCTTGTAGCCGAGGCTAACTGGGTAGTCGTTACGGTTGATCCTAAAACTGTGTTGACATAGGTATCTTGGGGGATAGCTGTGCCAACAATAGAGTAAGTGTCATCCAAACCTGTGGTATTCGCAACATTTAACAGGTCGTAAGTGTTTTGAATAGTGTCACAGGTTGTGGTGATTGCTGTGGTGTAAAACCGATATTCCAGCTCCAATGCTTGCCAATCGTGTTCCTTAACCAAATCGTATCCAGCACGGTTCATTAACGCCAAGACCTGTTGCACATCTTGGCTAGTGTTACCTGCTACATAAGTAGGTACGGCTAAGTTAAGTTCAGCGGTAACTTGCTGGACTAATTGGAGCATTGTTGATGACATATTAGGCTTCCTCTGTGGCTACCGTTTTCTGTTTACGGGGTTTCTTTTCACCAACAGCAGCAAGTATAGTGGCCATTTGCTCTTGCATTAAGGCCATCTTCGCTTCCGTTTCTGCCTTCATTTTAGCAGTTTCTAGTTCCTTTTTGGCAAGTTCTTCTTTCAAAGCGTTAATTTCTGCTTCACGCTTATCGGTTTCTGCTGCCGTTGTTGCTAGATTTAAAAATGCCTTTGCCTTGTCACGGAACGCATAAGGTGACATTCCTGCCGCCATTCCCATACGCTGTAACTGCTGATCTGAAGCGTTTGCAATAGATTCTACCGTGTGGAACTTCATTGCCCTTAATTCTTCAGCTTGGCTTTTTGATACTAAAGGCCATTCTACTAAAGGCGTTCCAACTATTTCCTCATCATGCGCCCCTACACGATTCATGTAATTAGCCCATTGAATAGGAAACCGCTGTTTATGGGTATTTAACGCATAAGTGTCGATTTCGGTAAGAGTATCGCCAGCTACGCAGATATGTACAAAATCAAACTCTTTGTAAATGGGTCTGCCAGCTTCTATGGATTCCTGCTCTTGTTGTACGGATTTCTTGTAAAAGCGTACTTGTAAGCGTGAATCTGCTCCTTGTGTATCTGAAGGTAAAGCCATTTTTAATTCTCCTAAGGTATTAGGTTGTTAAAAGGAAAAAGGGGCTACCGATTAAGGTAACCCCCTGTTTTTACTACATTTTGCTATTAAACACTAGTAGCTGCAAACCAAGCATAATCACCTGAAGCTAGAGCAACGGCTGGGCTTAAATACGAGCCACCTGCTGCTGAAACTACAAAGGTAGAAGCATTGATAGAGCAAGTTGCGGTAGAAGCTGTAATAGCCGCACCAGTAACGCCTAGTACATAACGCTTACCGTCAGAGCCAAACACTTGTGAACCAAGTGGGCCATTGACAGGAATGCCAGTACCAGCAGAGTTTGGATTAGTAAGGACTTCGTAGTCCAAATTAATACCAGCGGTTGGGGTAATGTTATATGACATGATATTTTCCTTTAGTTAGTCAGTTGATTAAGCACCAGTCAAGATACCTTGCAGGGAAGCGTTAGAGCAGGTTAAGTTACCAGCCCAGCCATACAGCTTCACGATTGCATCTTGATTGATCGACTGACGCTCGCCACCGATAGGAACGAAATTACGCTCTTTGTGTGGGCGGAAGAAGATGTAATCGGTGTTCAAGAGGTACATATAAAGCGGATTCTCTTGTGCGCCAATACCACCACCTAATACCACATCAGCAG